CTGGTGACTTCAGTAAAATGAAAGAAGGTGCGTTAGAAATATTCGGTGCGCTTTGGGACGGTGTGAAAGGACTTGTGAGTAACGCTTGGGGCATGTTATCCGGTGCATTTAGAACGCTTTGGTCTAAAATATCCGGTTGGTTTGGCGACTTAAAAGACGATGCACTAAACTGGGGAAAGAATATGATATCAGGGTTTATTGACGGTATCAAAGCAAAAGCGACTGCAGTAAAAGATGCGGCACTCGGTGTCATGGGTGGCATCGGTAAATTTTTAGGATTTAACTCTCCGGCCGAAGAAGGACCTGGACGCAATATCGTCAAATGGGGCGCGAACATGATTGACGGTTTCTTAGATGGTGTTGACAGTCAGAAACGAAGCGCGGGTCAATCAGTTAGTAGTTTAGTTTCTGTTATGGAACCAAATCAATTAGAAAATAAAGAATATATCACTAAGAATAATAATATCAGTAACGAAAAAATAGAAAGATTACTTATTGAATTAATACAAGCTGTTAAAGAAAATCGCACAATTAGAATTGGCGATAAAGAATTCAATACTTACGTTGGTGAAACTGCAGGAAACGAGGGCGGTCAACGTATCAGACGAATTGAAAGGGGGCTACCGCAAACATGATGGGTATAGCGTTTTTAGGTAAACATTCATACCGTGATTTTGGTTTGTCGATGGCTCCTGGTAAATCTATTGGTATGCCTGATAAAGAAAAAATTATGGTCAAAGTACCGTTCAGTAACGAAGAATATGATTTTAGTCGGTTGTATGGTACACAAACATACACGATGAGAGAGTTATCGTATCCTTTCAATGTGTTCGATCGCGATAATTTTACGAAAGTAGGATTAAATAATTTAAAAACACAAGTGACAAATTGGATAATGAACTCTGACGGTAAACAAAAACTTTTTGATGATGGTTATCCTGGATATTATTTTTTAGCTGAAGCAGAAAGTGCACCATCTTTTAGTGAAGATTTTAATACGGGTATTTTAACTGTTAAGTTTAAAGCGTATCCATTTATGATCGCAGAGTTAGAAGAAGGCAATGATATATGGGATACATTCAACTTTGATTTAGATGTTTCTCAAGACGTTACATTTGATATCGACGGTACGCAAGACGTGACATTAATTAATGCAGGTGTCCCTGATGTTTATCCTACGATTGAAACAACAGCAGAAATGAATGTGACATTGAGAAATAAAACATATACGATTCCAGCGGGTACAGTTAAGTCAGATATACCACTAACAAGTGGAGAAAACGACTTAACGATTACCGGAACAGGAACGATCAACTTTATTTTTTATAAGGAGTTGATCTAATGTATGAAGTGAAAATTTATGATGGTCCAGGCGACAGTGACGGTACAGTTATTCACAGTTCCACAGTTAATGACCTTAAATTGCCGTCTGGCAACATCAAAAAAGAGATAAATGCGATTGATTCGTTTGATTTTAGCATTTATATGAACAATCCCGGTTATGGACAAATACATCCGTTTAAAACGTTGGTTAAAGTGAAAAATGAGATGACTGGAGAATATGAATTTGAAGGTAGAGTATTAACGCCTGGAGAAAACATGGATAACAACGGACTGCACAGTGCGAGTTATACGTGCGAGGGAGAGCTTGCATATTTACACGACTCACAGCAAAGACATTTAGAATTTAGAGGTACACCGAGTGATTTAATGCAAACAATTATCAGTCATCACAACAGCCAAGTCGAAGAATATAAACGTTTTACCGTTGGCGATGTCAGTGTGACAAACTCAACTGATAATCTATACGTTTACTTATCTGCTGAAGAAGATACGTTTAACACGATTAAAAGCAAGTTGATTGATAAAATTGGTGGAGAGTTACAAATACGCAAAGTAGATGATGTTAGATATATTGACTTACTTCCGCGCGTTGGTTCTGATAAAGACACACCGATTAAGCTTTCAAAAAACTTAATAAGTATGTCACGTGATATAGATCCGACTGATATTGTTACGCGTCTCACACCTTTAGGTGCAAGAATAGAAAGCGCAGATGAAAATGCAACAGATGCAAGTCAAGCAAGATTAACAATTGAATCTGTCAATAGTGGATTGCCTTATATCGACAGACAGGATCTGATTGATGTATTCGGCATCCAAGGTGGGTCAGTCACGTGGGATGATATCACCATTGAAAGCAATCTATATAACGCAGGACTTGATTATATCAACAATCAAAAAATATCGCTCAATCAATATAAAATATCGGCAGTCGATTTATTTTATATCGGTTTGACGATTGATCGCTTTGAGAAAGGTGATAGTTATATGCTTGTTAATCCTATTATGGGCATTGATGAGCGCTTGAGAGTAATTGGTCTAACGATTGATATAAACAGTCCACAAAACAGCAACTTGACGATTGGTGATAAGTTTAAAAATCTGTATGAGTACGAAAGCGAATCGAGAAAATCCACACAAGCTGTTAATGATTTGCAAAATCGATTAGAGAGATTAAGTAACGCTAACAACACACTTAATCAACAGTTAATCGATGCACAAGCAGAATTAACGAGCATACAAGACCGTTTAACGTCAGCGGATGTTGATACATTACCAGATGATTTACAAGCCATCAGCAATCAAATATCGGCGTTACAAACGGATATCGACAACTTAAACATACCTGAATACGGACTTGCGACACAGACCGAAGATGGTTTAATGTCCTCTGTGGACAAAGCAAAGTTAGACGGATTAGAAAGTTTTGACGTGGCAACAGAGTTGCAAGATGGCTTAATGGGTGCTGTTGATAAAGTTAGTCTAAACAAAGTTATTAGTGATTTAGGTGACATTACTACGCTCACAACAACAGAAAAAACAGATATCGTACTAGCAATCAATGAGTTAGTTACTCGATTAGAAGTACTTGAAGGTGGTGCGTAATGAGAGAAACAAATAAAATCATTAGTATTGATCGCACATACAAAGAAGATGTCGTGTTAAATAAAGAAGAAATAGCAAAGTATATAGTCGATAAACGTAATCAGACAATCACGGTTGATGTGAGGTTGAGTGGTGACGAAACGTCGATTGTGGAAACAGAGACTTATCGTTTTTTTAGTAATAATTTTATCAACGATCCGAACGAAGACGATTTATGGTTATTGATAGATAATAAAAGGAGTGATGGTTAATGGCAGTACCTCAAAATATTGAAGAATTAGCGCATCAAGTTAGAACGGCGATTTACGGAAGAGATGTGAGAGAATCTATTGCATCGTCGATGGAAGCGACAGCGGATGTTGCTGATTGGTCTAGATCAGTAGCGCAAGCGATTATTGACGGATCGTTTGACGAAGCAACTCTTAACACAGCAATAGAAAACAAACTAACGCAACTTGAACAAGACTATGCACCTAAACTAACATCGATAGAAACAGAAGTCACAAACGCGCGCGGAACAGAAACGAATTTAGGTAATCGTCTTGAAAATGTTGACGCACAGTTGGCACAGACGATTACCTTAATAACTAAAACAGAGGGTTCAACAGATGACACAGAACTATTTCAAAATGCGATTGACAACGCATCAGTGGGTAATGGTCATATAAAATGTGAAAAAGGAAAAGAGTACATTGTTAAATCTCTCTCCCCTAAATCGAATGTGTTAATTGATTTGAATGGGTCAACATTAAAATTAAAAGACGAAACAGAATTACCATTATTTTACGATTGGGCTGAAACTAAAAACCCTAAGCACACTAACTTTGGGGTGATTAATGGTGTCATTGATGCAAATATGCAAAACAATAATGAAGTAAACCAATCGGGCGGTGTATTTTGGTTAACAGACTGGAACGGTTTGTTTTTTGATAGACTTATTATAAAAAACGCCTTCCGTAACATATTCAACTTCTTTAGATGTCATAACATAGACATTCCTAATGCTGAATGTATTGGTAATGGGATGATTAACCCCGGTAATTTTTATTCTTACGCTATGACATTTGAACCCGGTTGTAAAAATATTAAAATAGGTAATTTAACCGTTAAGGATATGTATGGGTTTGGTATACACTTCAACAACGTCGATAATTACACCGCTGAAAACTTATTTTTTGAAACATTAACACACCCAACCGCAATAGCGGTTACCTTTACAGAGGCTAGAAACGGGGTTATTAAAAACATTCACTGTAAAGGTGTGATAGGCGATAACATAGAAATAAATGCAAGTAAAGATTTAACAATAGACAACCTCTTTACAGACGGTGCAAGGCGCCCGATTATATACGGTGATAATAACACAGGTCTAACAAATGAACGAGTTAATATCAACAACGTGAAAACGATTAATACCACGGGTTCTGCGAGTATAGCGGTAAACTGGTTAAAAAAAGGAACCATTTCAAACTTTGAGTTTGATAAAGGTTTAGAAACATTAGCTAATATTTTAAGTGAAGATGTTCGCTTTATTGACGGTTCATTCAATGTCGATTTACCTAGTTCGGCATTTTACTATGATCGCTTCCGATTCATTAATACTAAGTTCAATAATTTATTAGTTCAACGATTAGAAAACACTATCTTTGAAATTGGAAATAATGGTAAACGGTTGGTGATGAATAATGAAGCCGTTATTGAAATACCTTTAGCCAATTTAGCTAGAGAAAGTGGAATGATTGGCGGGCGCTTAGAAGTATTATCATATATGCCAGGAAGTGGGCAAGGAACATTTCAAGAAATTGGGTTTGTTAATTTTGGGGATATGTTAAATATTACACCTATTAACACTGTGGATGGAACAGTAGTGAGAAAAGTAGATATTACCCAGAACGCTACGACTAAACGATTAATTCTTACAAATAATACAGGTCAAACATTATTGGTTAAATGGAATTTGAAGGGATTATAGTTGAAGCAAACTGTGCGTTAACTAAAGAAATGATTAAACGATTTGTACAATAGAGTTTCTCTGAAAAGAGAGGCTCTATTTTTATTAGATTGGGGGCTAACTATGACGATTGAATTGGGCGTGATTATATCGGTAGCGTCGATAACGATAGCTGTTTTAGGCTATCAGCTAAACAAACAAAAGCAAGCAACAGACTACCAAAAAACGATTAAAAACGATGCGACTAGAGAAGCTGTAATCGAAACGAAGTTAGATAGTATTAGCTTAGGTGTCGATAATATACGTATTGATCTACGAGCGAATGAACGACAGATAGGCGCTTTAAGTGAACGCGTCACTCGCGTAGAAGAATCAAGTAAGCAAGCACACAAAAGATTAGACAAAATTAAAAATGAGGGAGAGTAAAAATGATGGAACAAGTATTGTTATTTGCAACTGTATTATTACCAATTGTCACAGCTTTAGTAGAACTAGTAAAGAAAACGGTCAACTTACCAAAAAACTATTTACCGTTAATCAGTGTGATTGTCGGTTTAATTGTTGGCGCTATTTCTTATCCGTTTACGGATTTTGAGTTAGTTTTACGACTGTGGGCAGGCGGATTTGCAGGTCTTGCGGGAACAGGGTTATTTGAGATTATCAATAAACGTGACGGTATGACGAAAGATGTTGCTTAGTGCAGCATCTTTTTAATTTAACTAAAAAGGAGACGAGTAAAAATGAATATTAAAACTCAACTTGTATCACAACAAGTTATAAAGTCTAAAACTTACGGCGGTAAAAACGGTAAAAAGTTTATTACTGTACATCAAACTGGGAACACAAGTCGTGGAGCTAACGCACAAGCGCACGCAAACTTACAATCACGTAATAATGTCAGATCAGCGTCTTGGCATTGGCAAGTAGACGACAAAGACGCTATTCAATCATTTCCGCACGATGCTCAATGTTGGCACGCGGGAGATGGGCGCGGTGATGGTAACTTAAACTCGATTGGTGTTGAAATTTGTATCAATAGCGATGGAGATTACAAGCAAGCTGTTAAAAACGGTGCTAAACTGGTTGCAAAACTTTTAAAAGATGAAAATCTAACTATCGACA